ACACCGGCATTCCAGCACCTTCCCCGCCTCATACGCCGCATTGATGTCGGCCAGCGCCACCGGGCAGGTATAATTGGGGTAATCTCCCGCAAGGTCGATGTAGAACACCTCCGCGCTGTCGATGCCCATTCGTGCAACGGAGTAGCTGACGGCGGGGCTTCCGGTGTTGAACGTGGTGGTGACTTTCGTCCACAAATATTTGCCCTGCGGTACGGTGGGGATTGTCGTGCTCCAACTACCGCTGGGGACAATCGTCCCGGAATCAGATACCATGTACTCCACCGTTGTACCCGTCACAGTGGCGGAGGCTCCGGGGTCGCCCTTTTCTCCCTTGATTTGATACCACGTGTATTGCTGCCAGTCATCAGGGGCTTCTGCCGCCGTGCCGGAATACACGCCCATCCACGCATCCGGCAGGTCGCCCATACTGTGACTGGACGCCGTGGGCTGCTGGCTGGCGTATTTGATCCAGACGTGACTTGCCTCGCCGGTATCACCCTTTGCGCCGTTGGCCACCGCGAACGTAAAGTATGTGCCGTCCGACCGGGTGAAGCGGTACGTATCCACCAGCCCCACCGTAGACAGCTTTTCAAACGCTGTCAGGCCGTTGCCGTTTGTCACGGTAAAGGTTTTCGTGGTGGTGTCGGCTAGCGTAATGGTGTAGGTGTCCACAAGCCCATCCGTACCTGTTTTGGCAATATTGGAAATACCGCCGTGACCGTCAGCCGCCGCCGTCAGCCAGTTTAATAGTGTCTGCCCTTGCAGGCGCTTTGCCGTGCCGTCTTGCTCCAGCACGAACATGTCCGTTGACTTGATCTGCTCCGCTGCTACCAGCTCGGATATCGCTTTATCAGCCATTGTCAGCGTCCTCCTTGTTTTCAGTATTCATCGCCGCCGTCAGCGCTTCCAGCGCATTGATACACGCCAACAGCCGGTCAAGGTTGCTTTTGCCCCGTACCTCCACACCGTTCAGCGTGGTGATGATGGCAGATAAGGTTTCTTTCATGTGCATTATTTCTCCCCCTCATACGGTCGCCGCAGCGCTACACGCACGGCGCTGGAATCGTTGTAGGCGTATTCAACGCCGATAATCTTCGTGTATCCGTCATAGACTGTCGTTTTGTCGCCAGCAATATATTCCATGTGCCGGGTGTTGGCCGGGTCGCTGAACGCCGCCAGTGCCTCCGCCAGCGTCACACCCAGAATGTCGACATACAGGATGCCGACGGACGCCAGCCCGCAGAACGGGCAGTCGTAGATTTTTCCGTTATTTAATGTAAATGTAGGCATTCGAAATCTCCTATCAATACGTTCGGCCTATGACATACTTCGCTTCACTAGGGCTTACCCAACGCGCAGCCTTGGAAGCAACACTCAAGGATATCACCTTCAAAGAGTCAATTTCCGCTTTTCCGGCGAAAACCTTATTGGCGTATATAATGTCTGCAAAGTAGCCGTTGATTGTGCTATTACAGGTGCTCGGGTAGACTGACCCGGACGTGATATGCCTGTTCACAATGGCATCTGTTCCGATCTGGCCGCCGCCAACAGAAAAGCTTGCAAGTCCCGCTCCGTCAAAATACCCAGCGCTGCCGCCGTAGTCGATGCTCCCAGCCTGCACCGTTCCCAAAAATTTGCCGCTGTAGGCGGTCAGATTGCCGCTTCTGTCAACCGTGAAATACTTGCCAAGCTGGATACCATTTGGTCCAAAATAAATGCCGGTGGTATTCGTGCCGCCCCATGTCTGGCCGTTGGTACTCAGATATCCGTCTTTGATCGTCAAACCACCAATAACGCCGCTGGTGGCGGTGATTTTACCCGTGACACTCAGGCCGCTTTTATCGGCTTTCAGCACCGTACCGCCGTCGCTGGTCAGCGTCCATCCGTCCGCTGTCAGGCTCCATCCGAAACTCGCATTATTTCCGCCCTTGCGGTCTACCTTGGCACTGATTTCCCCGGCCTGAATGTTTAGCGCCGCCCGCAGCGTCTCGTCGTCCGCTTTTCGCGCCTCCACCTCCGCACTGATTCGGTCGACAATAACAAGTAGGTTTGCTTTAGTCTCCTTATATTGCCGCTCCGCTTTCCGTATAGTAGGGGACTTGTATTCGTACTTATAGTTGATTTTTTCCCCACCTGGGGCGGAGATGTTGGCCGTATATAAAGGCCCATGCAAAATATCTTTTTTATAAATGCCACCGTATACGCTTCCACCGGAAAATGCGTCACCGAGTTCTACCGCAGGGTTAATATGTGCGCCTGATGCCGTATACGGTTGATACTGGAATCCTCGGACGCTCGACAAGATTTTATTTGCCATTTCTTGTGTGCCCCACGGGCAAAACAGTTTCAGCGTTTGTCCTGTATCGGTGCCTGCGTTATATTCCATTTCGTCTGACACGGAAATCGTGACCTTAGAATATCCATCAAACGTGTTTTGTTTTTCTAACGATGATACGTTTTTTCTTACGTTTATTACATCAGACAACGATTCTGTCACCTCCAAACGTTATGGCAAATCCAGCATTGTCGATCAGGTATCTCGTTTCCTTCGGTATGTCCCAAAAACAAACGAGTTGCAGTTCTCCGGTTTCACTCATGATAAAGCAGCCTGCATACATTGCTGCAATATACGACAAATACTCTCGGCACGAATATGTAGTGTTATATTGCACGAGGTATGCGTTTTTCATTGCGTTTTTTGTGCGTTTATCCACCGTAACGCCAAGAGCCGATGCAATTTCTCTTACAACATCGATGTCCTTTGCAGGCCACGTTAGATTTGTGTTTGACGGGTAATCTTGTTCAGAAAACAGAAGTGCATCGTATCCGTGGATGCGAAGCCATCTAACATCATCGTCTTCTGCATCTTCTTCAATCGAATCGATGAAGAAAACGCCTTGAGGGAGCCATTCAGAAGCACGTGTGCCGTCTGTGATTCTTGCATAAATTCCGACACGGGAAAGACCAGGTATCTGCCCAATCGGCTTTAACATTTTTATGTTTACTTCACGACTAATGCAGTTCCCACAGGACGGCTCATCTCCATCAAATAGGCCCCCAGATGTTTCCACACTTGAGAGCATATTTGCCCCGTATCCTCCATCGGCGCCAGAAGTCGCTATGAGTATTCGTGTACCGCCAAACGTTATATGATCTCCTGTTTTTTCTACGAGAAGTCCTGATTCCCCAATTGCAACTCTTGTTTCAACGGTATAGTCCCCAGCCAGTAATTCCTTGTATAGTGCAGATGTCTGTTGCATTTTTCTGCTCCTTTACTTTTCGACAAGCGGGAATGTAATGTCTGTCCAGATGGATTCACCGGTTTCAGGATCAACCGTAGAAATCGTAGACGGCACATTATTTGAATAATACTGTGCAGATACAATTTCATGTAGCGGATGCAAATTTGTCTCAACAATTACAAACTCCGGAAGGATCAACCTCATCAGATCAATCTCGTCTGCGCGATGCAATGGCAGGCATTTTACAGTTGCCTTATACTTAATGGCTACCCGTCCGCGATGCATCGTGCCATCCATTGTTCTTCCAGCCTTGTCACTATCCAAATCGCTTCTTGTCCAAACGATGCCGCCATTTTCGATTAAATGCATAATGTCTGTCCCGTCAATTTTGAAATACGGTTTTGCCATTCCTACACCCCCAACGCACGCTGTCTATTTCTTTGCTGTCGCGTGATTTCAGGAGACAAGACACGCGCCAGCTGTGCAAGGTCACCGGTGAACTTAATCGTGATGTCCTCCCCACCACCAAAGTTGTTTATCTCTTCGCGTACAATCTGACGGATAAGATCTGCTGGCGCTTCGATATTTGTCCCGTTTCTTTGGTCGCCCAGAACCGCCATAAACTTTCGGTTTGGTGGGATAACAGCCCCCTGTGCCAGCCGGGGAATGTGCACTTCCGGTATTTGCGGTATGCCACGAAATTCAATCCCGATGAGGTCAAGTCCCTTTGCCAGCAAGCTGTTCTCCAGCAGGGAGTTGAGCTTACTTATAAGCCAGTTGATGCCTTTGATGATAAGGTTTACAGTCGACTCAAAAACGCCTACGATGGTATTACAGATACCCCGGAAGATTTCTTTGATACCTTCCCACGCTTTTTCCCAGTCCAGCGTAAACACGCCGGTCAGAAAATCAATAAAGCCACCAAAAATTTGTTTGACGCCATCAATAACATCGCTGACATAGGTTTTCGCCAGTTCAATGATTTCGTGGAAACGTCCGTTTGTTTTTCCGTCCAGCCAGTCCAGCATACTTGTCAGCCCCAGTTTGAACCAGTCAAAAATGCCAAACACAAAGGTTTTTACGCCGGTAAGCATTTGGCTTACCGACTGTTTCATTTTCTCTAAGTCGCCTGTCAGTATGCCGGAAATAAGACCAAGCGTACCCTGCACAATGTTCTTGATGCCAGTCAGCATATTTCCCACCGGAGTACCGGCAAGGCCGCACTTTTCTATAATGGTGTCTATGATCGCTCCAAAGATATACCCCACAAAGTCCAGCAAATCGGCCAGCAAAATACGGGCGTGGTTTACAAAGTTGATGATGTTGTCCAGCGCCGCGCCCCAATCCCCGGAGAATACGTTGCCGATATACCCGGTGACATCCTTAAACAGGTTTACAATGTCCTGCCCGATCTTCTTGAGCTTGTCCGCGATTTTATCAAGAAATGCGAAATTTGCCGCCGTGCTGAAATCCGGTAGAATAATGCCGGACCCACCGCCGCTTTCGCCGCTTAACTTGTTGATCTCATCAAACGACGCAAGCTGTTTACTTGCAGACTTTGCCGCGCCGCCAACGCCTTTATATGCGTTCTTCTGGTCGTTTAGGGCCTTTGCCGCATTGGCGCTTTCTTTTGCCGTTGTTCCAAATAGTGCGGATACAATATTCGCGATAAACGAAACCACCGTAGCCAGTACCTTAACCAGCGCAGTAAACGCCGGGATGATGATCTGCACAAGCGGCTGTGCCAGCGTCAGTAGCGCACCCTTGAGCTGCGCAATAGCGTCCCGTGCTTCGCCGTTTACGGCCACCACGTCCGCCAGCCAATCCCGGAGGGCCGCCAACGCACGGGCAATGATGGTAAAGACCAGCGCCCGCTTTGCCAGCATTTTTGCGCGCTTTGTGAACGCCTCCATGCCCTGGGATGCTTTGTCTAACCCTTCTTGTATTTTTCCTGCGTTCTTGCCGGTATTGCCAAGCTGCTTACCTAACTCACCGGCCTTTGCTTTCATTCGGTCAAGATTGTCTGTACTGTCTTTTATTCTTTCATCTTGCGATTTCAGTTTTTCGTCCATTTTGTCAAATTCACTTTGTATGAACGCGACTGTCGCCTCTTGTTGCTTGATGGCATCGCTGGTAAAAAACTCGCCGCTGTTTTTCATCTGATCCAACTTCGCTTTTGCCACATCAAGCTGTGCGCCAACATTCCTAAAGTCACTTGCAAAAGCGTCTCTTTTTGCTTTTTTGCTATTAAGTTTTTCCTGTAACGCATCGATCTTTTTGGACAGCGCATTAAGTTCTCGCTGCGCCTGCTTATCGTCAATTTCAGCCTTGATGATAACGGAGCCGTCCGCGTTTGCCATATAATCACCTACTTGCTTTTATGGTATTTATGTGGTACTATGAACAAACCACAAAAAACTTCTTGGAGGGCGGAAGAAAATGGACAAAATGACTAAGTGCAAGACCTGCGGCGCAGATATTGCAAAATCTGCGAAAGTGTGCCCTGCCTGCGGGGCCAAACAGAAAAAACCGGTTGTGCTGATCGTTATAGCTGTGTTTATTGCTATCGGCATTATTGGCACTGCGCTTGGCGGGAACTCCCCAGAAAAGGTTGGGGATACAGGCGCAAAAGGCGGAAACGGATCAACTGCTCCGCAGAAAACGGAATTTGCAGTTGGTGACGTTGTCTCCCTTAAAGACATTGAAGTCACATTTGTGTCTTGCACCCAATCAAGCGGAGAAGGTTTTTACACACCAGACAGCGGCAACGTTTTTCTATTTTGCGAATTTGCCATTGAAAACAAATCCAGCAAAGATATTTCCATAAGCTCTATAATGTCCTTCGAAGCGTATGTCGATGACTACTCCACAAACATGAGCATGACCGGCACATTAGCCGCAGACAAAGGCCAAATGGACGGCACTGTTGCAGCCGGGAAAAAGATGTCTGGCGTAATAGGCTACGAAGTCCCCGCCGATTGGAAAAAGCTTGAAATCCGTTTTACCCCGGACTTTTGGTCTGGCAACGACATTACATTTATTGCAAATCATTGACCGCCGCGCAGCCGCCCTCCGGGGCGGCTTTTTACGTCCAGCCTTTGATAATTTCTTCCTCCGCCTCCGAGTACCGTCGCTTGATGTCGATAACGTCGCGGTTTCTGCGGTAAAACTCCCTGTCGGCTTTGTCTTTTAGCTCGCCTTTTGCTTTCAGATCGCGTATGCGCACGATCTGCGCGAAGTAGCAATCCCCGATTTCTCCGTAGTACGAAAGAAACGTCCACCAGTGCAGATACGGAAGCGCCCGCACCTCTTGCCCCACTATGCGGTTGATTGGGGCGATGAGCAGTCGAAAGTCCTGTTCCCAGTCCATCAACTTGGTTGATTTTTTTTGCGTTTCCTCATTTCCGCCATTGATAAACCAAAAGCACTGTTTTATCGCTTCTTCCATGTGCTCCCCAGGCATCGTGAAAAAACCGGGGTAAAACATTCCCAACACGCCGATGCACTTTTCTTCGCTCGTTAGTTCCACAGCAGACAGCACCGAGAATATGTCCAGTATCACGCGGAAATCCGTTTCTATTGGATATTCCGTTCCACACACCTCAAGGCTCGTAGGAAGGTCGTACATCATCTGTGGTACTTGGCCGTATACTTTGCAAGCTTCTCACTGTGAAAAGCCTTTTCACGCTTAATCCCCTCGTCCAGCTCGTCCATGATGGCAACCATCAGGTTCATCCACAGGGGCGCACCGTCAGCGATAGCGTAAACGCTCACGTTGCCAAACAGCGGCTCACACACCGGCTGCTCAAACACCCCGTCAATAGTCTCGCGCATTTCGGCGTCCATATTTCGGAGCCAGTCAAACATTTCGCGGGCGCTCATTTTTTCTACGTTATCGTCTCGCGCATCCTGCTTCTTTTTCAGCGCGTCAAACGCTGTGTAAAGCTTGTCTGCAAACGCCGGATCGCTGGGATTAAAATACACCGTGCATTTGTCATTCAGGTGGTATTCCTGTACGCCGGTGGTGATTGTCAATTCCTTCATGTGTTCCCTCCAAAACAGGGGCGGTTGCCCGCCCCTTTATTTAGGCCGCAGTAAACTCAATAGCGCCGCTGCTGCCCTTCTTCACAGTGCCCACAGTGCGGGTGCCGCCATAGGTGATCTCGCTGGTGATATTCAGGGTGCCGCCGCCCTCGCCGCCGATGCCGGTGATGGCAATAGCGCAAGCGTCGTAGCGCTCCGCAAACATCGCCTCGCCGCTGGTGGCGTAGAAGTGGCCGATCATCATGTCCTGATTTGCCAGCGCCTGGGCATCCTGGTCTTTTACGGCCAGGTTCCACATCTTCACCGCCGCAGCATCGCCCGCATCCAAGGGAATGGGGTCAAAGGTCTGCGTGATGGTGGGCTTTTTCATGGTCGTAAATGTGTGGCCCAAAATGTCCTGCTTGGTGTCGGTGCTCCAGTCCATTTCCTCGCTGCTGTCCTCGACGCGCTTACCGATAGCGCTCCACACAGGCGCGGATACGGTGCCGGTGTTCAGGTACGCAATGAGCAGTTCGCGGTCAATGGTCTGGCCCTTCGTGGTGTTGAATTCCAAATCTGCCATTATACATTCACCTCGTAATTCAGTTTCATAAGGATTTGGTGATCTTCGTCCCCGTTTTCATACATGGCAAACAGGGAAGATCGCGTGGTTGGCTCCATGCTGATAACGCGCTTGTCATCGCCAATGTCGGGTTTCTGACCATTTGCCCAATCTCCGATAGCGTTCAACAGTTCGTCAGCCTTGAGCCGTTTGTCGTTGCTGTTCCCCGGCTTCACTCGGTAGATTATCTTGAACTGATACTCCGCCACATAGCCGCCGGTGATATACTTCCGCACGATGTAAGCCGCTTGGATGGTCGACATCGCCATAGCGGAAGTGTCGGCGGGAAGAAACTCAAAGCGGATCAGGTCGACTGGCAGCTCCGGGTATGTGTTCAGCCACACAAGCAGCTTGCGCGATACCTGATCTTCTTCCGCCGCCGGCACGGCCTTTTTAATCTTTTCCAAATTTCTTCACCGCCTTATCTGCCACCCGCACCCACTTCTCCATGTTCTGCGCTTTGGAAGCGTCAAACCAATGTGCCTGTGCCTGCGGATGCATTGTTGTGTTAAATACAAGATTTCGGTCTGTGACCACCTTGTGCCCGCCCTTTGGGGCGTATGTGCTGCCGGTCGCCGGGTCTACCATTACCTTACCGTAGTACAGGAAGCGGGCGTATGGGCCGGGATAAATGACCTCGTTTCCAACCACCCGTGTTCTCTGAGTAAGAGAGCCTGTAAGCGCAGGCACAAAGGGGATGGCATCTTTCATCACCTGTTGCGCTAAAACGCTTTCAGCGCGTTCACAGGCACTTGCAAGCTGCCGCTTTACCTCATCTATGCCGGACACGTCAACAGAGAACTTGAGCGACATCTTATGCCCCTCCGACTTCCCAATGCTGCATATCCACGCTGCCAAAATCTTTCTCGTCCACTTTGGTCACGTTGTAGCAGCCGTCCTGTGCCATAGCCACGTCCTCTTTGTCTGTGACAAACTCGCCTTTCACAAAGAAAGTCAGCCCACCATTACCGTTCACAGACAGCGTCCACAGCCCGGACTTGTCCGCCGTTGCAAGAAACGCCTGCGGGGGCGCGTAAGTTTTGGCCTTGCCTGTCGTGCCGTCCACCGCTTTCACGGAAAACGGAATGTACAGGTTTACCGCGTCCGCACTCTCAAGTCCGCTTTCACGCACGTTGACCGCCTTGCTGGCTTGCAGCATAACACCGCGCAGGATGGTCACATACAGCTTTGTGATTTCATCAAAAGTCGCCGGGTCAGTCTCCTGCACGGAGTTGTAGACCGTTATAGTGTGGGGCGCGTACAACCACAGCACCCCCCTCCCCGATACAGCAGCCCGGTATGAGCAAGGTATTCCATGCACGTTTCCGCAAGCAGTTTCTTTGCCCCGTCCGTCGCATTGAGTGCAGACAAGGCGGATTCCCCGCCCGTTGCAAGTGTTCTGGAATAGCTGCCTACCGTTTCGCTTTTGACTTCCGCGTCATTTGCCGCAGCGTTTGCAAGGTTCTTCACGGCAAGCGCCTGCGCCGCCTCGATGACCGCATACTTGTCAACCAGCGCGCAACAGCACATCTTTACCGCATCCAGATCAGCGTTGTCTTGCGCTCTGTTGCGCGTGTAGTAATCGAGGAAGGAGCTGGCGCGGACAACAAGACGCGGGAAGACATTTTCACTCACAGCGCCCATGTAAGTGCCAGAGTAGTATTCAAAGTCTGCGTAAGTCATCAGTGCCCTCCTTCCAAAACTGCGAGAATTTCAGCCTTTTTCATCGAACTGCTGACCCCTTTCACCCCGTTTTCATCGGCATACGCAAGCATTTCAGCTTTTGTCATGCCGGAGAAAGCCGGGGTGTCAGGGTCAGGCTCATTCAGCAGTTCAGTTAGCCCCCCACTGCCGGAGTGATGGAGCCGACAACCACGCCGTCAATGCGCTCGGCGAACAGCACCATGCCGTTGATAACGGTATCGGATGCGGTCATGTTGGTGTAATCGGGTTCCTCGTGGATGCCGATATAACCGGTGGCGTCGGTTGTGAAGTCGAACACCTCGCCCAGATCGGCGCCGTTCACAGGGATGTAGTACAGGACGATGTTGTCCTTGGCGGTTGCGTAAATCTTGCCCTTGGGGACGCTGGAGTTCAGGATCACAGTGCCAAGACCGAGGAAGTTCTCGACATAGGTCATGCCGAAAGCGGTCTGCAGGGTGATGTTAGCAGTTGCGAGATAGTCCGCAACATCCAGCGGGTTCAAAAAATACACCGCGCCGATCTCGTCATCCTCGAACAGCACCTGCAGCTGGCCCCATGCCTGAGCCAAGGTCGCCTGGAAGGTAGCACCGCTGGCCGTGCCAGTACCGGTTGCGAGGAAGCCGAAGAAATCCTTGCGGATACCTTTCTGCACGTCCTTCAGCATTTCATCGGTGGTCATTTCGACGGCCTGATCGTAGCCGCGATCAGTGATTGCCTCGGCAGAAGTGGCCTTACGCCACTTCTTCAAGGTGATCTCCTTGTAGTTCACAGCCTCGGTCTTGTACTTGCTCAGAGGGATGGTCTCGCCCTCGGCCACAGCGCCGTCTTCCAGAGTGCCGGTAGCCTTGTAGCTCTTGAGCACAGTACCGGACTGCTTGGCGATCTTGCGGGTAACGCCCAGAGCCTCCATCAACTTCTTGATGGAATAGCCGAACATTTCGGTAAATTCAATTTCGCGCACACGCGCGAGGTCAGCTTTCTTAATGAGCTTAGGATCAGCAGCCATTTTTATTCTTCCTTTCTAAACAAATCCATATTTGCGGCGATTGCAGCGCGCCGCTCCGCTCTGTCGGAGATTTGCATAATCTCGTCCTTGGTCATAGGCTTCCCGCCATCGTTGAGCCGTGCGCCCATATCCAGCCGGACAGCAGGCTTAGAAACAAGGCCCTTATAGGTGCCATCTACGAGAGCATCAAGGCTCTTGGTATCCTTGATTTTCTCGCCGTCCAGCTCCAACGCGGCCATTTCTTCGCCACATCCGCGCATCGCAAGATCGAGATTCGCGCCGGTGATATTTTTGCTTTCAAAGTAAGCACGCACGGCCTTTTCTTTCGCTGCCTTACTTTCCTTTGCGGTGACGCCGGATTTATAAGCTTCAAAATCCGAATGTTCTTTTTCGTATTTCTCCTTATATCCGCCGTCACCTGCCGCCTTGAGGTCATCCAACTCCTTCTGGACGCCGGGCAGCTTCTCCGCATCGACCTTGTAGCGGTCTACGTCCGATTTCAGGCCGTCCACGGTATCGGTATGCGCTTCGATGATGGTGTCCACCTGTTCGTCGGTAAGACCCATACCCTTCAGAAGTTTGCGTGTAAGTGCCATTTTCTATCTTCCTTTCCTTTGTCCGCAGTCCGTCGCGGCGATAGATTGTATAAAAACCGCTGTACCTCGCGAGTTTTATCTAAAAATAATTTTGATTCTTTCTTGCATTTTTCATGGAAGCGTGGTATAACCTAATCAAGAGAACCGGTCGTTGTCGGATTTATCCGCGCCCTGCGCGGTGTGATGGCGTGTCGGTTCTTTTTTCACGCCTTTTTTACGACAACAACAATATTCCCATTGCGAATAACGATAATCGTATCAACAAACGCCGTTTCTTTATCCTTGTAAATTCTTTGTATTTGAGATTTTAAGACTGAGTCAGTAATTTTCTTTGCGTTTGTTAGATCCAGAATAAAGTTTTTGCTCTGCTTCCTCGCTTTTTTTATTCTATTTATTATCGTGTTTTCTCCAGCTTCTTTGCTGAGAGTTTTTAGGTCATATCCTTTACCTCGGAACAAGTAATCCGGAGTCGAAATGCCTTGTGGGTTGTTGACGCGCGGAACCATATACAGTTCACCGCCGAATTCTCTTTCTAAGAGTTCGGCAATTTCTTTTTCATGGGCGCTATAGTCAAGAACGACATTATGCCCGTCAACCGTATATGTAGCCCCGTTTATTGTGAATGACCTTAGCCCTTGAACAGCGTGACTATTTGGCGTTGCGTCTTTTCGCCACAACTCCGTTACATCAATACATCTGGAATCAGAGAAGCCGCCAGTTTTCGGCTGTGTTATAAGTCGATTGGTTGGTGGTTCATAAGCCTTTGGCTTTGTATGCAGCACTTTCATTCTCTCCGGCTGCTCTGGCAACCCAGCCGCCGCGCTGAACGCCTTGTATTTGGAATTTAACCGCCGCAGCCGTATGCTTACCGCAGTCTCATCTTCATGCAATCCTGCGGCCTTGTAGGCGGCTTTTTCACGCTTTAGTTTCCGAATCTCCCTCTCAACACGCCGCTGCATCTGCGTTGCTTCATATGCCGTGTAGGTCTTGCCGTCGTAGGTGCAACCCAGGCCGTCGTCAATATGCTCAAGCTGCTCATCGGTGTATGTTCGCTCCGATACGCCCTCGACCCACGGAAACCGCCTGTGCCGGCAGTTTGCACCTTCCAGCCCATCCACAGCCCCCAAGCCGCACACCTCGTAAATGCTCGGGTAAATATCGCCCGTTCGGACGCTGTAAACACGGCCTTGCCACTCCTTGTGCGATGACCACGGAGACGGCCCCGGCTTATCACGCGCGCCGGAATGGGCGGAAACCTCGAAATATGGTGTCTCAAGATATTCCGCCGATTGCTCCGTGTACTTTGCGCAGATTTGGGAAACGCCTGTCATTACCGCCCGCCGCGCCGCCACATCGATTTGGTCTCGATGGCCGCTCTCGTAGTCAACGACCTTCAAGCCGCTGTCGGCAAGCTGTTTTACCGCCGTCTTGATGGCCTGATTGTAGTTGATCGCGCCGCTCTGGATTTGCATTGTGGCATTATCCAGCGCCCACTGGTATGCTTTGGCAGGCGGCAGCATTGTGCGCCCAGCGTCCACTAAAAAACCCATTGATGCGGTTAGATTGCGGAATGTATCAAGCGTCTGCGCCCTGATCGCCGCAACTTCCGCGGCGTCAACCAATGTTTCCGGCTGCGTGATGTGCGCAAGGTCGATAAGTTCGGTGTAATACTTCTGGTTGCGCTCCACAACATCATCAAGCAGCTTATCCAGCTTTGTTTTTCTGATGCCAGAGGTTTCCAGAATTGCTTTCTCAATCTCCTTAAGATCAATTCCGCGGGAGCGCAGCGCACGGATTGCCTGCACCGTTACCTCGTTCAGCTCATCCGCAGCGTTCAGCCGGGAGCAAATTTCATCCAGCAGAACAAGCTCAAGCGCCCGAAACAGTTCTGCCAATTCTTCCGGAAGTGCGTCAAGCAGAGCAGGGTCAAAAGGGTAAGGACGCATAAGCCGTCACCTCACTCAATCTCTTCTTCCGGCTCTTTTGTCATGTCTTGCATCTTGGGAAGCGCCGCCTTTGCGGTGGCCTCGTCCTCGTTCATCCAGCGCATGCGGAACTCCCAGTCGTTCATGATGCCAGCATTAAGCAACTGAACATCGCGATTAAAGTCCTGCCCCTTGTCCTCAATGATGCTGTCATCGAAGTCAATGGAGATTTCGACTTCCTCATCCAGTCCGGCGTCCATAAACTTATTGCCCATGCGAAGCAGGGTGCGACACAGCTCCGTAATCGCTTGCTCGAGCAAAATCTCATGCTTTTTAATAGTCCGGAACAATGTGCTATTTTCACTGATGACTTGCGTGGCCGTTGCAATACTGCCTTGATCAAATTTGTAATGGTTTTCACCGAAGCCGCACTTGCTCGACAGAATGTTCAGCATATCTTGCATGCCGGTGTTAAACTCTGCTGTGCGCAGCGTCATGTCGACCTGCTGGAGGATGCTGCCGTCACTTCCTCTGTCTTCCGGCATAACATAGTATATGGTCTCACGCTTGTCGAACATGGGCCGCCCGTCAACGCTTTTGATTGCCTCCGGTTGCACCACAATTCGCTTTTTGCCAAGTACAAACTCGTTTACATAGCTGTCGTATGTAATATCAACGCCCTTGAGCTGGTCGATGGCATACGCAAACACTGCAACGCCCATCGGGTTAAACTCATCGGAATTCGCAATGTTCAGGCGGTCGATGACAAACTGCGGCTTGTCGCTCCCTGTGTGGACGACAGGCGGGATAGTTTCAAATCCCCGCACGCTGGCCAGCGGTACCTCCTCTGTGTCATACAGGTGGTTTTCAATGTCGTACTCGCCGCCGCTAATCCGATGAACCTGAATGTAAGTGTACTCCGTATCATCAACTTTTTTCGTCGATGCAAAAGCGCACTCTCGGATGACCCCGTTATCCCATGTCAACGGGTAGATGTTCCCTGCGCTGACATAGTTAATGCGAATGCGGCCAGAATCTACAATCTCCGATGTGTCCGGATTGATGCCCATGCCCTCGACCGTGGGGACATAGGCAACAGTTCCTACCGCAGCTTTCCGCTCCTGCGCTTCGTTGGCCTTAACCCACCAGTTGTTATCTGCAAGGATCGCGTCTACAAAATCCTGCTCTCGTTTTCCCTCAAGGGTGATGTTCACACGCTCATTCATCAGCAGGTTTGCCCAGTCCTCGCAGACCTTCTTGCACATGTTGACGGAATATCTGTGACATTCCAGCTCTTCAATGCCGTTCCACACCGTATAACTGTGGAAATCCTTCACATCGCCATCATACCAAGACCTCCATACACCGATCAGCGAGTAAAACTTGCTGTCGACTGTATCAAAGCCCAATTCTTTCAATGCTCTGCGAATATTCACTCTTTCACCGTCCCATCATATGACCGGCACGCTCCAGGTCTTTGTAATATGGCTCAATGCTGTACTCAAGGGCATCCAAACTATCGATATCGGATGTTCCGTCATCCAAGCGCTCATCTTCAAACTTATCAGGATCATAAATCGCGGTTTGTAGCGCGTCGATCAGATGCGGGCAGCTCCGCGAAACCTTAAAGCGGCCCTGCTTCATCAGCAGTACCACCAACCGGATGCGATCAGTGATTTGCATTTTCAGCGCGTTCTTAACCTGCGTGCCGAGGTGCATCTTCTGCGCGGTATGATCTAAACCACGAATCAATACTGTTTCCGCGCTATCCGCTCTTGTTTGGCTGTATCCATACTTAGCCGTCACCATTTGGCAGAATGTGGCAAACCGCCGATTCAGGGCATCAGGGTCAATCTCCTCGTTTTTGATATATTCCTCTTCCAACGCAACAACGCGAAAGTCCTTTGTAATACCGGTCGCCTGAAACTTTGTCGCAGACTTTGTGCCGCCGAAGTCAACGCCAATAGAAATAACGGTAAACATTTTTCCGTTTTCTTCTGCCCATTTTAGAGGATCGTCGATTAGATAGTTCTCCGTGTTATTGGCAAAATCCTTATATACCACACCTTCCGCCGCCACCCAAAGACCGCAAACATATCTGTCATAGAAGATGCCGGCGTACATATTCGCGTAGCGCTCAAGCGTTCTCGCACTCAAGCCAGGGTTATCTGTCATCTCGAAGTGGAGATATAGCGTATTCCGTTCGCGGTGTCGCTTAATCCACTCCTGATAGAACCAGTGATGCGGGCTGCCGGGGTTACAAGAGAACCACAGCTTTGCACCGTCCACAGAACATCGTGCAAGCGCCTGTTCCACAAACGAACGCGGCATCAGCACCACCTCGTCCAGCAGCACACCCGCCAGCGTGCGGCCTTGAATCAGCGTATAGCTGGCCTCGTCCTTGCCGCCGAACACCTCAAAGTAATTCGTCACGGCGCCGCGCCGCACTTCCATCACCTTATCGCCACGCCGCCATCGAATGATATAGCGCTCCTTTGCCAAGCTCATTGCCGTGAACGGGACGATGATATTCTTTGTGCAGCTGTCCACCGTGCGGCCACACACACCGAAGCGCTGACCGCTGAAATTCTCCATCGCCCAGCGGACGAACGCCCACATCATGATGGAGGTTTTGCCGGAACGCACAGCGCCGTCGCAGATCAGCGCGTCATACTTGGAATAGGGGAAAGCAAGGATCTTCTGCTGCTTCGGGCTAATCATCGCTCTCCAACCCTTCTGCCATTTCACGCAGGCTCACGCTCAATGCGTCGTCCTGTGTGTTGTCCGCCGGCAAACCCAGCTCAACAATATCACGCTGCCCAAGGTACTGTTTCCCCAGCCAAATAGCCATGCTTGCGTTCTTTGCCGCAAGCTGCCACTGGCTCCGACGCAGCGAAATTTTCCCCGCTCCTCGCTTTTGCTTAAATACCTCGGAAAAACTGGCATGATAGGTGCGTTTACACCAACTATCCAGTGTTTTATCAGTCACATCAAACCAACCGCAAATCTCCTCAAGCGTGCATTGCAGGCCGCAGAGGTTCTCGAACTGCTTCTGGTCTATTTCCTTTCTTGGCCTTGCCATACACGCCCTCCTTTCTGCGTTGGCGTTTAACAAACTTCTCCATGTCCCGCTTCAAATACGGGCTGCTGGTTTTGGCAATAATCTCCTGTGCTTCTTCAATCGTCATTTAGCAACACCGCTTTCTTCCCCGTAAACTTCTCCCACCGGTCAACAATGACATCGGCATACTTCGGATCATACTCCATGCAGAAAGCGTGTCTGCCATTCTGCTCCGCTGCCATAATCGTTGTGCCGGACCCGGCGAACAGGTCAAGCACATTCTCACCCGGCTTACTGGAGCACTGCATCTGGTAATCAAACAGCTTAATCGGCTTCATGGTCGGATGCTCCGCAGATTTGACAGGCTTATCAAAATTCAACACGGTTGTCTGTCTGCGGTTCTTAAAGAAATAATGCTTCTTCCCTTCCGTCCATCCGTAAAGGCAAGGTTCGTGTGCTTCTTCTTCAATCTCGCTCTCACCATACAGGCAAGGCTCATGTTTCCACTGGAAATCCTGTCTCCCCATCACAAGGGAGTTCTTCACCCAGATCAGGCACTGCCGGACACGCAGCATCGCATCTCTGCACGCGCCTCGGAAGTTATACCCCTCGCTGTCTGCGTGCCAGATGTAGAACGGAGCACCTGGTTTCATAACCATCGCCGCATTGGAAAACGCATCCGTTAGAAACCGTCTAAATGCCGTATCCTCCATATTGTCGTTCTTAATCTTCCCGGCGGTGCCCTGATAGTCCACATTGTACGGAGGGTCTGTGAGCAGCAAATCCATTTGTGCCCCCCCCACGAGCTTTTGTACATCCGCCAAGGACGTACTATCCCCGCACATAAGGCGATGATCTCCAAGCTGGTACACATCGCCAAGTTTACTCTTCGGCTCTGCCGGTAAAACAGGATCGTAGTTGTCCTCTACAACTGACGTGTCGAGTTTATCACGCAGCCCCCAATCAAAGTCAAACGCCGACAAATCCAGCCCAGGCAGTTCATCAGCCAGCAGGTCAAAGTCCCAATCGCTCTCGTTGCTCTTGTTATCCACCAGACGAAGGGCGTTCACCTGCTCCGGTGTCAGATCGTCCACGCAGACGCAAGGCACTTCTTCCATGCCCAACTTCTTTGCCGCCATAGCGCGGCAGTGGCCGATGACAATAACACCATCTCGGTCAATCACAATCGGCTGCACAAAGCCGTACTGCTTGATGCTCTCCGCAACGTTGTTGATTTGCCGTTTATCATGCTTTTTTGCGTTGCCGGCATACGGCACAATATCCGCAAGCCGCCGTTTTGTGATTTTCATTCCCTCCTCCTGTTTTGCTACCAGCCCCCGCCCCTTGGCATTACATAGCAGACTTTACCCGCCTCTGCCGGTCTCCGGTCGGTTATCCTTTGTTTTTGCGATGGCGGTAGGTTTCTTTGTAGCCATTATGTATCACCCCTGTTCGTAGAGTTTTCCATCGTGGGCCTTGTAGGCGATAAGCATCCCGGTATTTCCCATGTAGAAGCGCTCCGGGTATTTGCCATCAATTATCAGGGAGATGCTGGTATCTGCGCCCAGTGCTTTGATATGCTCTGCAGCTTCCTTCGATACATTCGTCACCCTTGTGATATACCGCTTATCGCCTACAGGCTCTTCTGTAACGGTTGCCCCTGACAGCACCACAGTGATCGTTCCAATGGCAGTATGGTTTGCAGGCTCGATGTACTCGGGGATTCCGTTTGGCACTTCCACGCTTCTGCCACATCCCTCCTGTGGACACTTAGCAAACACAGTTCCGTATCTGCGTACCATTTCTACCGGAGAACAGGCGAATTCACACCCGCATTCCGGGCATTCCAGCTTTACTCTCCTGACTTTGCCGGGTTTGATGATTTCCATAGTCGTTTTTCCTCCTTGTTTGTCACCAGCCCCCACCCCTTGGCTACAGTAACAGTCTTTCCCCTCCCATGCGGCCTTCTGGAAGCTCTCAAGCATGGGTTACACAGTTATTCCGGCACCACACCGCGCTACGCCTTTTCGTCAGCCGCACACTGTTTTTGCGGATTAACTGTCCGCCGCTGTGGCCACAGCTTGTGTGCACTTAACTTCTCGCGCTTCCTCGCCCGCTTGTGTGGTTGGTACGGCATTGCAGTCCTGCCCTGCTTTAGCGCTTCGGGGAAAGTCCCCGTCACTCGCTGTGGCCTCCCCTTACGGGGCACCTATGCCGCGTGTGGGGCATACGCCCCAAGAAAGCCCCTTGCGGGTGAAAACGATCCAACGTTTTCATCTGGCGCCGCATGAGAGGTGCGCCCTCCCGCCCCCCGAAATGTGGGGCGGCATCTGCCTGCGGCATATTGCTCCATCCGGGCGGAGCCGAAGCCCCGCCCATCAGGAAAGAAGGGGAAAAAGAATGGAGATGCAGAGTTTGCCCCCGCATCTCCCATGATAAAGTGCGTTTTTTCAATTTTTCCACTTTTAAGTGGAATTTTCAAAATTTATTTTTCTGCAATATCTACCACGCAGGGATAGTCAGTCCTTCCCATCAGATAGTCCACCGACACGCCGAATTCATCCGCTATGCTCTTCAGCGCGTCCATCGTCGGCTTCGCCGTCCCCAGCTCATACCGGCGTATAGCATCTGAATTCAGCCCGCAGCGCTCCGACAGCACATACCGCTTCAGTCTCTTTTTCTCCCGCAGCTTTCTAAGCCGTTCCGGGAATTCGCTCATGTCAGCACCTCCTCCGGGAAAAACGTCTCCCGCACGCCCTTGCACTCCGCCACGATATAGCGCCCCTTGGGATGCACATACACCACCGTCGCCTTGCGCACAGGGTACAGATTGTCCTTTGTCGCCCCGGCGCCGGGGAACGGCTCCGGCATCGTCAGAAACCGCGCCCGGATGGTATCACCGATCTGCATCGCTGCCGTCCTTTCTTTCACCGTAGGAGCAGAAGTCGTCCGGCCTGCGGCTCTGCCAAGCCGCTGAGTGTACGTTGCCGTCCGAGTAAATTTTCAGGCAAACACCCATGTCGTAGTGCTTGCAGTCCTTACACCGCACCACGACCTCTGCGTCTACGGTGGGAGCGTAATCAAATATGTCATTGACGCGCTCAAAATCTTCCTCTGTGTCGAAAAGGCCAGCGGTGTATGTCCGCTTCGCATCGTTCGCGTCAATCAGCCCCATTGCTGTCACCTCCGTCCATCTTTGCACCGCAGTTGGGGCAGTAGTTGCTCTTGCGGTTGTTCCACATATCGCAGCACGTTGATACATACCCCTCGGCAACAGGTGTTCCGCTTCGATAGTGCGTTACCCACCGCCCACGCACCCCATGCACCGCGGTGGATACGACAGTGTCAGGAGCATTTTCGATATTGAACCACTTCCGCAGTTCGTGAGCGCACGAAACACACAGCTCGTAGTCGTTGTCGTTTATGTCGTTCTTAACTCGCCGCATACCGGCATAGGTGACGGAGTTGTACGGGTTGATCTCCGCTCCGCAGCGGTCACACACTCTTTTTGTTGCCATTGTCAGCACCATCCCATTCTAACGGTTTGCCGCACATCGGGCATTTTTCAGATTTCTGCTCTTTGGCCATCATCCCCAACTTCCGCTTGCAATGCGGGCAGTACGGTATATGCCACCAGCCAAAACTTCTGCCAAGTTTCCATTTCTTGTAGCGGTAAAAAGGTTTTTTCGGTTCAGCCATTTTCAGCCCTCCTGTTCCATTCTTCGATTGCTTTTTCTTTGCTGGGCAGCCCTGATACTTTCATCTTCTTTGTGTGGAGACCATCACCAGCCCTATATATCGCACAACCGGCATCCCACCCAAAATCTGCTCTATCGTAGGTATCGTACATATGGATAACGGTTGCAACTCCACCGCACTCAGGGCAGCGTTTCAATTCAGCCATCCTTCATCGCCTCCAATGCTTTGTCCGCTTCCTCGCGGGTCAGGAAAACCGTCTTGCCAAATCCATTTAGTGATACGCCATACTCACGCCATCTGGCACCTATTGGTTCGAGGTCAACAAAGCCGATCTCATTGCCCAGCACGATCCGTTTGACCTCGCACTCGCTTATATGCTTATCCGTGTCCAGCAAGGCAAACACCCGCTGGCCCACCTTGCACGGCGGCGCCACCACGCGCCCGTCCTTGTCTGCATCTGCCAACTCCCGCAGGCGGGCAATCGGCAAGCCGTTAAATTCCTTGATTTTCGAAATCGCCTTGCCCATTATGGACAGTTTGAGCGCCTCTACGCTTTCCGGCTCCAGCCCCGTATCCTCGTAGGCCGCGAGGCGTTCAACCAGCCGGTCAAACGATGGGCAATCTATGCAATCCATGTCCACATGGCAGTTTTCGGAACACTTCATGTAGTAGTCGGTGCCAAGATAGTGCTTTTCTGTCAGTCGTTCCATCACTCCACCTCCTGCATCCAGAACCCTCGCCGACAACCACTACAATCTGTTAAACATATACACTTGTACTTCTCAGGTGTATCACCACCCATAAAGGAGGGGCAAATACGAAGAACACCGTCTTTATCCAGTGCAGCATTAGGATACTGCTCCAGAAACACGCTCTGCCGCGTTTTGACCGGGTGTGCGGCAGACCATTCTTCGGTGTTCTTCACAATTTGCGCCGCATCAACGCCCCACACCTCACTCATGGTGCCGCACATTCTGTTCCGCTCCTCAATAAACTTCACAGCGTCCATCACATTTCCCTCCATTTGCACCCGTCACAGGCTCCCTCGTGTGCTTGTTTGTACTTCCCGCAGTATTGGCACAGCCCGTTGATAAGAGCTTTCCGGTCTGCCGACAGCTTCTCGTTTGCGGCCATCAGCCTACTGTTGGAAGCGTCCAGCTGCGAAATACTGTTGTAAGCAGTTTTTAACTCGTCACGCAGGTCAATTATTCTTTTTCTCAACTCCGCAGTGTACTTAGTCAACAGATCCATCGTGTTCCTCCTTCTCCCACCGAATTTTCATCTGCGCTGGGTATAGGTCAACCTCCGGTCTGCGCTTACCCGTCCAACGCAAGCCGCCAGCCCGTCCCACGCATTTCCAACCGCTGGCTTTCAGGCTTGTTCCACTCTCGCTGTCCAGTATGTAGGTCACAAGACGCTTGTACCCCATCGCCCGTGCCGCACGCCATGCGGCCGCATAAAGCATCGAGCAGGCATTGTGAGTACCGTCCGTGCATAGGCGATTGACCTCCAGCGTCCAGCCGTCGTCCAGATGCCGCGCCACCGGTCTGCCCACAATGGCAACGCCTACAATCTCTTTCCCGTCCGTACAGCCGATGGAAAACTTGTGTCCTACCACCGGCTTGTGGTGCCGGTGATGCTGCTCCACGAAAGCATTGGCCTCCTTGAGCGTCATGGGGCAAATATCAAGGCTCATTTTTGCTCCTCCTCCATCGCCACGGCCTTGGCAAACTGCGCCAGTCCCTCGCTCATCTTCTCGATCTGCGCGTCCCGCCGCAGAACGGTGTCCCGCAGGGCGGCGTTGGCCTGCAACAGTGCCTCGATGTGCCGCTGCTGGTTCTCGATCAGGTCAGCGGCGGCGGACTCCAACTGGTCCACGCATCTTTTTATGCGATACGCCGGACACTTATTGCAGGCAAACGCCGCACAGCACCGCAGCGCGGTCACGATCTCATCTCTTGTCATGTCATTCCTCCTCTGGAAAATGTTTCTTTGTCACGGCGATGGGAAACGGCTCGATCTCGCTTGCCCACCGCGCCGTGCCTTTTCCGTGTATGCGCTCCCAGATCAGCGGGAAACCTGCGATGCCATCGAATAAACTTCCCAGCGTCGCCCCCTCCGGCAGATACCGCGCCATGCGCCGCAGCATCCAGTCCCAGAATGGCAGGGCGATGGAGTTGCCCAGCGCCTTGTAGCGCGGGCTGTCGCTGGGCTTGTGACGCTTGCCCTTTCCGTCTATCCACTCGCCGATGTCAGTCCAGTGGTCCGGGAATCCTTGCAGCCGCTCACATTCCATCGGTGTCAGGCGGCGCACGACCATGTGTGTGATAACAATGTCTGTGCTGTCCTTAAAGTCCCGTTGCTTGCAACTGCTTGCAACCTCGGCGGCGCGGTAATCTCCAAACCCGTTCATCTGGTATGTAAGCGGCACTTGATTGCCGCCTGTCCCCATTCGCGCCTGCAATGCCGGTACCTGCTCCCCGCACTCGCGGATGACGTCACAGGCGTGTGTCATGTCCAGCGCCACCACTGCGGGCTTATTCCCGCCGCACTCCGCGTTCAGCGTGGGGGAAGTTTCTTCCTCGTATCCGATACTGTGCGCCTTTTCGCTGTTACCCAGTTTAAACCCGGCACACAATACGCTGTCCCGCGCCATGCCGCCGTTTTCGTTTGCATTCAGGCTGTGCCATGCGCCATCCTGATCGTACACTCTTGCGCTCTGCGCATCCCAAGGATTCATACACGCAACCTCCGCGCACACAGCAGGACGGTCTATTGTGTTCAGCGTGTAGCTCTCGTCCGTTTTCCAGCCTTTCCCGTTGCATCTGGCGGTATCGGCGCGGTCAATGCCGTTTCCTTGCAGACAGAATATCGTCTGATCGTTGCCCGTACCAAGCGTTCCGCTTTTCTCCGTCTGTACTTGCGCGCCTTTTCCTCCTCCGTCACAGCCCCCCCGGATACGGACTGCATAAGAAGCACCGCTTTCAGCCGCGCCGGCAAGTCCTTCCCCCGCCGCTCTGCTCTCCGCAGGATGCCCAGACACGCTTTCGCGCTCAAATTGTATTTGGGCAGCGGATTCTCCTCCAAAATCTGCGACAACCGAGATTCTTCGGCGACGCTGTGGGGTCCCCAGACGGATAACATTTCCTGTACGGCTGTCTCGTATGGTTTTTCCCCAGTCCTTAGCGTCGTGAGTTCGCCAAGCGATAGACCACCCATCACCGTCGATGGCTCCTGCTTTTGTCCATTTCCACTTGTCCGGCAGTCCAGATAGAGAAAATCCTGGTTCTGCGATACGCACAATTTCTTCCAGCACGGCGTGGAAGTCCCGTCCTCTGTTGCTGCTGAAGGCCCCGACCACGTTTTCCCACACAAGATACCGAGGTCTGACCATGTTACCTGTCCGTCCATTTCTTTTGTCCGCCTCCCTCATTTCTTTTACGATGCGTACCTGCTCCATAAACAGGCCGCTTCGCGCTCCCGCCAAACCGGCGCGTTTCCCAGCGATGGAAAGATCCTGACAGGGACTTCCGCCCGTCACCACCCACACCGGTTTGATCTCCGCGCCGTTGATATTGGTAATATCTCCCAAGTGCTTTATGGCGCGTCACCTCCTAATCTCCAAACACAACGCCGCACTCGTCCTTCAGCACGTCCTTGATGTGCTTGCGCTTGATGCGGCCTTCGTTGATCTCCTGCGTGATTTTCTCCAGACACTCGTACAGGTACGCGATGCTGTGCGTGTCGCGGCTGTCAGGCGTCTCCTCCTGGACGTGCCAGCCGCACTTGTCGATGAGTGCCATCGCCACCATGTCCATGCACTCCTGCGTACCTCTGCGCTTGCCGTCCATAAAGATACGGTCGTCCCTGCTCAAATGCTGCTTGCCCATGTCAATACCTCACTCCTATGTAGTCCAGCACCCGCGCATAACCAAGGCCGTCCTTCGTGGGTTTCCACAGCCCGTCCGTGTCATATGCCCCGCCGCCGATGCAGAACGCATAGTGCTTCGGGTGCGTGCGCTTCATGCGTTCAAAGCGGTTGACGCCTTTTTCGAGGTGCGCACCGAACGCACAGAACATACAGCCCGTCCTCTGGCATCCCGTGCAGTGCAGTTTGCAGTCGATCAGCGTCGCGCCGTAGTCGTTCTCGCCGTCGCTGGCCACGATGT